ATCTGACCCACTGTACAAGAACAACTTCTCCTCATCAAAAAAGTATATGTTGTTGCCCATCTTAACTGGGTTTGCTGTAGATGCTGTAGAGTAGAACGATGTGCTTCTCAATTCAATAGACGTGGGTGAAACATTGCCAGCATTGGTTGAGGATCCTCTGATCTCAAACTGATTGCCACTTCTTGTTGTGATGAATAAGAAGTTTTGAAACGATGTTAGACTTTGCACTCTATTGAATTGACCTGTATTTACCGATATGTCAATTGGATCTGAGTCGGTTATGTTCAACGAGTCGTTTAAAAAGAAATTAAAAAACTCATTTACCCTAGAAGCAAAGATGGTTGTATCTGTGGCTATCCATAGTCTACCCTTCCAAAACTCCATAGCCTTGATGGTTTCATTGCTATTGATTGCTTCTGGACCGGGGTTGTTAATGGCAGTGCCACTTGTCTTTGGAACCAAAGGAGAATAACTGATACGCCACTTACCATCAGATTCCTTTCGGATCATGACAGGAAAAGTTCTATGGTCGATTACAGAATTCTTATCCTCTGATCTTACTGGTTGAAAGTAAGGTTGACCATTTTCGGAGTTGCTTACTGTTCTATAAAATCCAGATGGGAATGAGAAGTATGGATCACGGGCATACCAGATCTCTCCCTTTCCGCTTGTGTTGGCGGTTTCATAATTATAAATTGAATCGCTACCAGTAATGTCTTTAAACGGTGATGTCAAATAACCCGCATCATTTGTAGATCCTGAAATGCCATTCTCGCTTCTATGATACAAATGCTGCATCATTGCTTGTGCTTTCCATCCACAATGAGAATTAACATCATCGTCTGGGGGTGGAATAGCAACCTCAGAAAAGTTTTCTACACTATGTCCTACTGCATAGGACTCAAGGCTTACGGAGTTAACTCTTGTTTCAATATCATCAATGACATTCTTATAACCACCACCATTGGCAGGATCTGCAACAACACTGATCCATTTGCTATATAGATTATCACTATCCTTTGATGGCTCGTAGGGAACAGCAGACTTATCTTCTTCGTTTGCTCCGGGCAATCTTACTTGTCCTACTCCACCATTGGCAGTGTTTCCATTAGAGTCAACAAAAAACATGTCTGCTGTTTTGTAATGAATCTTATCGCCTGAATGGATATATGTTGGATCTGGTTCATAGAATCCATCTACACAAGGAGAGCCAAGGTCACAAGAAGGAACAACCTTGTCTGAGTTGTCTGGTAAAAATCCAAGTCTCATTTGTTTGTTCCAAAAGATTGCACCAGAACCATAAGTAACACTACCCATGATGTCATCAATAGGAAGAGAAGAATCTGTGGTTAGATTGTAATGCATAAGGTATTCCTTCATGCCTCTATCAAAACTATCCTTATCAAACTCTTCTTCAACCCATTCCGTAGGCTCTATCCTGAACACACGAACCATTAGGTTTGTCTGTGTCTGTGCCCGGTTAATCACAATACAAAATCTATTAAGACCATCAACATCAATAAAATGGAAATATAAATGATCTGGATTGAAACCACCACCAGCCACAATGTTGGGTACGTTTAGGTAATCACCCTCCATGTTTGTCTTGATATGTGTAAGAGGCGGTCTTTTTTCGGCTGATCTTTCAACAGTCAAGAGTACATTGTCTGCATTCTCCACCTCCTGTGGCAGTCTTTTGGATGACTCTCTTCTGGAGACACCACCATTTAGTGATTGAATAGGTACTCTTGTTGTTGGCATTATCTGTATCTCCTCCTAGGATCTCTGAAGGAATAGTCTCTTGTCGATGCAAGGAATGTACCGGGATCTTGACCAAGGAAACTTCGTTTCTTATTGGTGATGTCCGATGCTCTGCCCTTGGACATATAGGTTACTTCTCTTTGAGCAAGATACTTGTCTACGTTGTGATCGCCTTGGGTAATCATTTGATAATCCCTAGCAGCCGAAGACATGATACCACGTTGCATAGGAGTCTCAATATCAGACCACTCAAGATCTGTAATCAACATGATCAATATACCATCACTACCTCCCTTGTCTGTCCAATCAGCAGTGTGATCTGTTACATTAAACAAATAAGGTGGGCTTCCCTTATAGGAAGCGAGGACATATTGATCTCTGTCTTTACTCCAAATAGGTTCACACAGTTCTGCATGAAGTGTATCTGAAGGAAGGTAGACATATCCTTGAGAGTTGGGTTGGTATTTTTTATAATAAGAGTTGTTGACAAGACCCCTCATGACATAGGAGGTGATTGTCTCATCTAGTATATGCTCTGCAACACTTGTATCAACACCGGAATCGTCTTCCAGATGGTTGACAATGTGTTCACCCGACATGAGCAACATGTGGTTGACTGCATCCAATCTGGAGAATGTTCCCATTTACTTTTCCTTTGTGTAAGGTACCTTTTTGTTTAGTGCTTCCTTGCGTTGTTGGCATCCACAATCCTTTTTCTTTGGAGCAACAAGACCACCAAGGGTAGCAATATAAGCAACCTTTTCTACTGTGTCGCCTAGTCCTTGTGATTTCTTTTTAAATGGATTATCTCTAGTCTCTTGTATACGAACCATAATACCTCCTTATAAAACGAGAAAAAAGAAACCTAGGGGATTTCTCCCCTAGGTTCCCGAATATGTAGCATGTTTTTAATTTCATGCATTTAATAAACAAACCCTTATATTGGGTTATTAGGCATCGTCTCCGAAACCACAAACGACAGCGCAAAGTTCTGGACGGAGGACACCGCCACCACGCATCACCGATGCAACGGTGAACTGGGTGTTGCGACGAATGTCGCGGATAGTGTCAACCTTCATGCCCTGTAGACTGAGGGATGCAACTGCATCTCTCTGCCAGATGAGAGCCTTGACGGGGAACATTGCGTCGAACGAATTGGCATCGGTGATCTTTGCTAGACGCATCCAGTCAAAGTTGTACTTAGCATCACCTAGATCTTTGATCTTGGTTAGTTGAGTCTGAAGAGCGGCAAACTTAGTTGCGCCGGTTGGATCAAGAAGAACATTGTCAAGATCGTCACGAATACCGGCAACATCAGAATCAACTACCGAGTAGTCGGCGGTGGCACCAAGGTCTACAGTCTGACCAAGAAGGTGATTGGTCTTGACAATGGTTGCACCCATGTAGGTAAGAGTGTCGGTAAGAGCATTCATACCCTGAGTATATGGGGCACCAAGACCGCCAGCAGCAGCAACGCCACCAAACATGGGCTGCATGTTCTGAACTTCAGTATTGGTACGAGCAACACCTAGGGCACGGATGTCATTGAAAGCACGGGGGCTGACAGCAACATACACACCATCGGTTGGTGCATCAATCTCTTGTAGACGAACCATGTAACGCTCGATGTACTCAAGAAGTTTGAGTGCAGCAGTGGCACGATTAGCCTGAGTTGCAGCAGAGTGACCAAGATGGTTAAACGCTGCATCAGCAGGCATATCATAAGAACTACTTCTAAGATCTGTGGTGGTGGTAGCACCACCAAAGTTACCACCCTTGGTTACGGCAGGACTTCTGCTTGCCATGAATGCACCCTGAGCAATGAGAGAAGCAATCTGCTTGTCTCTTGCATTGGCTAGTGCAAGACCAGCCTGTCGAGCTAGTTCTGCACGATACTCCCACTGAGTAAGCATGAGCGAAATATCGTCAAGTTCAAAGTGAGAGGCCATGGGACGCTCATCAAGTGAAATATCGAACCACTGAGGATCAGTAGTTCCGGTTGAACCCTCTAGTTCCTCACCGGCTTTCCACTGTGCCTTGAGGCCAACGGTTCCCGTGATTGGGAATCGCATGGTGGTACCGCTAGTGATAGCCCGAGTGGTGACAAGTGGCTCAAAGATGTTGTACTGATCGTACGCATTGAGAACTTCACCACTCCAAATAGGAAGCCAATAATCAGCAGTACCATCTTGTGGAACTGTGTATTGACCAATAGCACCAGCAGAGGTGGTAGCAGCAGCCTGACCACCAGTTAGCCAGCCAGTAGGAAGTGCGCCAGTGTTTTCACCAGCACTATTAGAAAATGGGTAATTATAAACATTATCAGCCATTGCGATAATCTCCTTATGTTTTAAACTTAACAAACAGTAAGGATTAGATTATCCTAGTCCCTTCTCACGGGGATTGTTAGGGTCATCTCCTCTTGTAGCCGTGTTGGTGAGTAATCACCATCCGTCTTTCGACGGCTTGCCGGAAAGCAGGGTCGGTACGATACCGAGGATCTGAAATTGCTGCTTTCATTTCCGCCTCCGAGTTGAATGCTTGTGCTTCAACACCGGGCTTGGGAACTTGACCGGCTGGTACGGCATTTGGGGTTGAGACAGACGGCTCAGGTTGAGATTTCTGAGTGGCTGGTTGAGCCTGCTGATATCTTGCTTGAAGACCAAGAAGTATAGAGGCACTAGCAGGGGTTTGCAGTCCTCTGTTCATGGCTTCAACCTCAGCAGCAGACAAGTTTTCACCCGCCCACTTGAAAATCCTTTTTAGATTATCCGCACCGCCAACAACCTTGGCAGATTCATCGAATGCTTGCTTCTGCATTGCTTGTCTGCCACGAACCATTTGCTCGACTACAACAGGATCTGCGTTGAGTCTCTTGGCAACTTCCCTTCTTGTGGCTTCCGTAAGGTCGCCATTCTTATCAATCTCCCTTCCCCACCTTGCCCAATCCTGCTCGGTGATATTACCGTATTCTGGATCTTTAGGTTTTGAAATTGACAACTCATCAGGAATATTGCTGATGTCCTCAACAACAGGTTCTTCCTGTTGCGTAGGTTGTTCTTGAGCCTGCGGGTCATAATTTGGATTTCCAACCGCTGTCTCGTTGTATTGCTTCTTAAGTTCGGCAATCTCTTGCCGAGACTTAGTATACTGTGACTGGGCACTCTTCAAAGAGTTGAACCAGTCCTCAGCATTTTTAAAATTTTGGGGAATCTTTTCCCCTTGGTCCTTGACATACCTTACAAACGCAGCCCTTTCACCTGCAACAACAGGATCCTCGTCTGGTTCTTTGGGCATGACAATATCATTACCTACCTGAGTCTCGATGGATTCTTCAGGCTTGTTTTCTTCTATCATTTTTCTTTATCTCCTTTGCGATTGTTCGCTTCTTGCGAGTCGCTTTGGAACTATCGGGCTTTAACCCGGTATTCTCAATTGCGTATTTCTTTGTGTTATGTGGAGTTTTCATCCATACTTCTTCTTCATCATAGGCTTCTTGCCCTTTGGAGCAACAGCCTTACCTGCCTTCTTCTTTCCCTTCATTGGTGAGTAATCCTTCATCATTTCCTTCTTAGACTTCATTGGCATGTTTGCCTCCTTTTGATAGTGCAACCTTAGGGATATTATAAAAAGACATGGATCACCTTCCTTTCTTTTTAAAACCTTTCAACGTCTTAGCGAGGTTGCATTGACGCTTTGAGCGAGTTGAAAGATCCTTGGATTGACAATAACCAGAAATTGATTTACCGGCTGCCTTTGCTTTTTTTGTAAGTGCGCCGGGTCTTTTTATAGCGGACTGAATCCATTTCTTTTTTGCCACTTATTGCTCCTTTAGCATGTGATCCTGTTTTACGAGTAGTGTGACCGCAGTTACATTTAAATTTCTTAATCATAATTTATTCCTTAAATTTGATACCTGACAATCACAATGCCGGAGCCGCCGTTGCCGCCGTTGGTGTTGTCTGCCGTGCCGCCACCACCGCCGCCCGTGTTGGCTGCACCATTGGCTCCGCCCCCGCTGATACCACCATTTCCCCCACCACCCAAACCGCCAGAACCAGCCGCTGCTGCGTTGTATCGGTCGATTGAACCGCCGCCACCGCCGCCGTAGTAGTTTCCGCTACCGGTGGGCCACTCAATTCCGTCTCCGCCGTCTCCAGTGTTAGTGCCGCCTGCGGTAACACAACTTCCATTTCCGCCTGCCTGACTTGCACCGCCACCACCGCCAGCACCCCGGTCCGGGCCATAACTGCAAGACGCAGTATTGACCCCATCGCCGCCTGCATTGCCTTGGCCCGAGGTGCCCGCTCCGCCGAACCTATCAAAACCAGCGCCACCACCCGAACC